CGGTATCTGTTGCAAGATGCCACTTCATCTCGAAACCCTCCCGATCAGCTTCAAAAACGTCTCCACCGGCATTGCCACCAGCCACGGCTTCCGATCCGCCCGGAACGCCACGATGTCCGGGCGCTCCCTTTCATCCTCCAGCCAGCCGTAAATCGTCCTGAACCCGCTTTTCCGCCGCTTCACTTCCGCCCGGAGCGTTCCCATCGGCGTCGGAATCTCAACATCGTTCTCGTATCCGCGCTGCGCACCGGATAGCGGAACCCGCCGGCCGCCGACCAGTTCCGCGAATTCACGTTCGCCACGGATGCCTTTGTCTCTACTCGCTTTTCCCATGATCCGCCAACACCTTTTTGAGTTGATCTACTGCATACCGGCAGACGGATTTTGCGCCGATGAATATTCCAGGTTCGCCTTCAACAGCCGCATATTTCTCATACAGAGAACCCTTTGTCTCGAGATCATCGATCACTCGTTCGATATCCTCGACTGGAACACCCAAATATGCCACCCTCCCGTTTCTGGATCGCTCCTGCCCGCGCCCGATCCAGCGCGAGCACAAACACTTCATCCACTTCCCGGCGCAGCATTTTCGCGATATCGGCGATGTGCATACCGCGATTCCACATTTCCTCGAACAGGACGACCTGATGATCTTTCCATGTGAAATCCATGTCCTCGCATGCGATGTGTACGCTCATGCCCACCGTCTCCTTTGATCCGGTTCCCGCCTGGGCGCCGGCTGATCGGAATGTCCGCGCTCCAGGCTAACAAACTTGTTATAGTTCTTGAGGAACACCAGTTCCACGGTGCCGACCGGGCCGTTACGCTGCTTGGCGATGATGATCTCGATGATGTT